AGGCTGGCACTACGCAACAAGAAGTTGCTGAGTTGGCCATGATTTCAATGAAAGAGCGTCGAGGAATCGACCTTAACGACAAAGAAGCCAGACAACAGATGTTGGAAAACACTATTAACTTGTCTGGCGAAATGAACGAAGTTGCTAGACTAACCGGTGTCAGTCGCCAAGAGCAAATGGCTAAATTGGCTAAGGATAAAGAGAACGTCATGGTTCAAGCCGAGTTAATGGGCATGGACAAAGATGCAACTAATCGATACGACTTATTAAAAACTAAACTAGGACCGTTAGGTGATAGTGTTAGCAAGTTAGCAGATGAAATTTTTACAGGCGGTATTAGAACTAAAGAAGGTTCAGACCGAATGGCAGCGTTAGGTCCTGCAGGCAAAGCGTTTGAAGCAGCAGTATTAGCACAGAAAAATGCTACTACTCAAGCACAGAAAGATGCAGCCGCAGCCGCAATGGAGCGAGCTAAAACTGATATTGCAGCTTATCAGAAATCTGAACAGTATCTAAGTCAAGTTAAATTAGACAGAAGCTCGGTCGGTGACGAAGCTCGTAAAATGATGGCAGAGAATAAAGAGCTCAAAGGTCGTCAAACAGCCGAAGCAACTGCGGCAAGTGCAGCAGAGAAAGAAGGAAAGCCGGCTCCTACGTCAGCTGAAATTCAAAAAGCACGAGTTGATCAAGCTAGACAAGATACAGCAAGAGTCGGCCCAGACGGTAAGCCACTTGCAGGCGCTGCAATTAGCAGTGCAGTTAATCAATTCGATCAAAGATTATTTCAGGAAAGTAAAGTAGCGGCTGATTTATTCAAAGAGTTAAACACACAAGTTGGAAAGTATGTTAATGATAGCCCTGGTCTACAGAAACAATTAAATCCGCGAGTTAAAGTTGAAGGCGAAGACGTTCGAAGAGAAGCTACTAAAGATGGTACCATTATTGGATCTGTTGACTCTGCTGTTAGAGATGCGTTAAAAACAGAAGTTGTTAAACCTGGCACAGAGGGCACAGGCGGCAGGGTAGCAGGTAGACGAACACCTCAACAAGAATCTGCAGAGCCCACCGCTCCTGCACCAACACCGGTTCAACCTACTACAGCAAGGCCGGCTGGCAGACGTAATGTAGAACAAAAAGCTGAAGGTGGAGATGTTGAACCAGGAGTTCCGTACTGGGTCGGCGAAGAAGGACCTGAACTAGTAAAATTTGATACTAAGTCAACAGTAGTACCAACTGATAAAGTGCCAACTGCTGATCAATCTCCAACTGATGCAATTCCTAAGACTCCTGATTTTGGAAGTATGTTTAACGATATGATGCCAGACTTTAGCACACTAAAAGGTATGATGCCAGATATGTCTAAGATGTTTGGCGACATGGCTGCTAGTATCACTGACAGTTCTACTATGGCGGTCGAAAGTGTTAAGCTAGAGACTCTTGCTAAAGTAGATGCAGCAAAGAACGATGCGTTAGCAGATGTAGATAATACTGAAGTAGCTAAAGTTCCAAAAGCAGAATCGCCTAAAGAACCACTTGCTGCTCCCGTAGCAGACGGCGCTACTCTATCTGACCTCAAAGAACAGTTAGTTCAGTTAAATACTGCTGTAACACAATTAATAGCGCACTCAGCCCAAACCGCAGAGAACTCAGGCGCCGCAGTAAAAGCTACTAAAGACCTAAGTGGGAACTTATACACATAATGACTTGGAAAAAATACTTTACACCAGTGCCTGTGGGAAGCAGAAGCAACTTCTCTCCTGTAGGAAGTTCGTCTAATCCCGGCCCTGCAAGAGCAAATTATTCAAGCTATTTGCCCGATGTATATACTGGCAGTCCAAACAGACTAGAGCGTTATTTGCAATATGAAACAATGGACAGCGATCCAGAAGTTAATGCTGCACTAGATATTCTTGCAGAGTTCTGCACACAAAAACTTAAAGATGGGCAAAGCGCATTTAAGATCAATTGGCGTCACAAGGCTACAAACAGTGAAGTAAAAATTCTTAGTGAATACCTACAACACTGGAATAAACTACAACAGTTTGATACACGTATCTTCCGTGTTGTCCGTAACACATTTAAGTTTGGAGATTGTTTTTTCATCCGCGATCCTGAAACACAAAAGTGGGTCTATATTGATGCCGGCAAAGTTACTAAGATTATTGTTAACGAAAGTGACGGTAAGAAGCCAGAACAATATATTATTAAAGATCTAAACCCTAACTTTGAAAATCTAGTAGTTACACAAATTACTACTACAATTAAAACTACAGGGCCAGCAGGTGGTGCGCAAGGCAACACTTACGGCGCCGGCGGAGCAGGTGCTAAAGGATCAGTCGGATCTTACCCAACTGCTAATAATTCACGATTTGGCATGATGGAAGGTGAACATGCAATTGATGCCAAACACGTTATCCATCTATCATTATCAGAAGGGTTGGACAATAACTTTCCGTTCGGCAACAGCTTACTTGAAAACATTTTCAAAGTCTACAAGCAGAAAGAATTGCTTGAAGATGCTATTCTAATCTATCGTATTCAACGTGCGCCAGAGCGTAGAGTATTCCATATTGACGTAGGTAACATGCCAAGTCACTTGGCAATGGCATTCGTTGAACGTGTTAAAAATGAAATCCATCAGCGTAGAATTCCAAGTCAGACTGGCGGTGGCCAGAACGTTATTGACTCTGCATATAATCCTTTATCAATTAACGAAGACTACTTTTTTCCAACAACGGCTGAAGGTCGTGGTTCAAAAGTTGAAACATTACCGGGCGGAACTAACTTAGGTGAGATTGATGACTTAAAATATTTTACAAACAAATTATTTCGTGGTCTACGTATTCCGTCAAGCTACCTACCAACCGGAGCAGATGACTCGCAAAACAGTTATAACGACGGTCGTGTAGGTACTGCATACATTCAAGAACTACGTTTTAACAAGTATTGCGAACGTTTACAGAGCTTAATTCAACAAGTTTTTGATCAAGAATTTAAACTTTATATGTATTCACGTGGTGTGAATATTGATGCTAACCTGTTTGAATTGGTGTTTAATCCGCCTTTAAACTTTGCAAGTTCACGCCAAGCATCGTTAGATACTGAACGTATTAACACATTTAATACTATTCAAGCTATACCGTTTATGTCAAAACGATTTGCTCTACGCAGATTCTTAGGATTGACAGACGAAGAAATTGCAGAAAACGAACGCATGTGGGGGCAAGAACAAGGTAAAGGTCAACCGACTCACACTGATGCAGCAGGCGAGCTACGCAGTGCAGGACTAAGTGCAGCAGGTATTGAAGGTGATATTGCCAATATTGAAGACATGACCGGACCAGAAGACCTAGCTCCGGACATTGACGGCGGTGCAGCCCCACAAGCAGGCGGAGCTCCGGCAGCTCCTGCCGCACCCGCAGCATAAATACCTGTATGATACTAAGAGAATTGTTTTATATTGATCCGGACACGAAGCAAGCCCCAGGCGACCTTCGTTACGATGCTGACCGTGATTCATCACAGATGTATCGCGACGATACTCGTAAGACAAGATTAACTCTTAAGCAGATTAATGAACTAAGAAAAGCCAGCGAGGCTCACTTCTTGGAACAGGAATCTGAATTAGAATTTATTCATTCAATGTATATGACGCCGGCGGCACCTCCGGCATAATGAAAAATTTAGTAAAAAACACCTATTTTACACCAATATCTACACCGTTTTTAAACAATAGTGTAAATATATTACAGCCTTGTAACCAATAAACACAGGAGAATCACATGACTGATCGTAATAAATTCGAGCAGATGCTCGAGCTTCTTATTAATGAAGAAACCGAAAAAGCGAAAGAACTATTCCACGACATCGTCGTAGAAAAGTCACGCGAAATCTATGAAAGCCTATTAGAATCTGACTTCGAAGAAGAAGAAGTTTCTGAAGAAGGCGAAGACGAACAAATGCCAGTCGAGGCATTCGGCGACGAAGAAGGCGCTGAAGAACCAGCTGATGATGCTGGCGACGAAGAAGGTGATGAAGGCGGAGACGACTTTGGCGGTGACGACATGGGCGGCGAAGAAGACCTTTCTGACGAAGAACAAACAGACCGTATTTTAGATCTAGAAGATGCTTTAGAAGAATTAAAAGCAGAATTCGAAGAGCTAATGGCAGGTGACGAAGAAGGCGACATGGGCGGAGACGACATGGGCGGCGACTTTGGTGGCGACGCTACAGACGACTTTATGGGCGATGTAGAAATGGATCAACCAGTTGACGAATTTGCGTTTGAAGAAACCGAAGACGAAGAAGATATGGAAGAATCAATGATCCGTGAATATGTAGACAAAGTAAGTTTACCAAAGCACGGTGACAACGGTGTTAACAACAAGAGCATCGTAGCCGGCAAGAACGATATGGGCGGTACAACTGCTAACATCGTTAAAGGCGGAGAAAGCACAACAGGTGGAACAACAGGTGGATTGTTGAAGCCAACTACTAGCAAGCAAGACGGTGGAAACGTAAACGTTCCTGGCGCTAAGTCTGCTACTAAGTTGAAGCCAGTTGCAAAAGGCCATGGCGCAGAAAAGAAAGGCTCCGGTGATAACGGTGCTAATACTAAAAGCATAATTGGCTCAAGAAAGTAAGATGAGAAACCATCTCCGAGAAAACCTTAGCTTCACTGAAGCGAAAATTGTTGTCGAGTCTGATGACAAAGAGGGTAAAAACTTATACATGTCCGGGATTTGTATTCAGGGCGGTATTCGTAACGCTAACCAGCGTGTTTACCCTGTGAATGAGATTGGCAAGGCTGTCAAAACCCTTAACGATCAGATTCAAAACGGCTATTCAGTTCTCGGAGAAGTGGATCATCCAGATGATCTAAAAATTAACCTGGACCGTGTGTCACACATGATTACTAATATGTGGATGGACGGTCCAAATGGTTACGGTAAACTGAAAATTTTACCAACCCCTATGGGACAACTAATTAAAACCATGCTGGAAAGCGGAGTTAAATTAGGAGTTTCCAGTCGTGGATCCGGTAATGTCAAAGACGACGGATCCGGCGAAGTATCAGATTTTGAGATCATCACAGTAGATATGGTGGCTCAACCTAGTGCTCCTGGCGCTTATCCTACACCAATTTATGAACACCTGATGAATAGTCGCGGTGGTCTTAATGCCTTACGCATAGCGCAAGAGGTGAAGGGTGATGCTAAAGCACAAAAATATCTCAAAGAGAGCCTATTAGGAATAATAGGCAAACTCCAATGATAAGGAGAATCACATGTTGGATGCACTAAAACAATTATTTGAAAACAATGTGATTTCATCTGAGATCAAAGAGTCAATTGAAGCCGCTTGGGAACAACGTGTAAACGAAAACCGTGAACAGGCAGCACAACAATTACGAGAAGAATTTGCTCAGAAATACGAGCACGACAAAAATGCAATGGTAGAAGCAGTTGATCGTATGATCAGCGAGCAACTATCTGCAGAACTTGTTGAATTTGCAGATGATCGCAAGCAACTAGCAGAAATGAAAGTTAAATATGCTAAAAAGATGAAGTCGGACAGCGCCGTTATGAAGGAATTTGTAACACGCCAACTAGCTTCTGAAGTTAAAGAGTTGCATGAAGATCAAGTGGCAATGGCTAGTAAATTTGGTACATTAGAACACTTCGTAGTTGAGGCTCTAGCTCAGGAAATTACAGAGTTTTATAAAGACAAACAGGACTTGGCTGAAACCAAAGTTCGTTTAGTCCGTGAAGGACGTGAACAAATCAAGAAGGTAAAACAACAGTTTGTTGAACGTGCAGCATCAATGGTTGAATCAGTAGTAACTC